CTTCGGGAAGTTTTTCATCTTTCACCTTATGATTATTAACGTAATCAGAATACTCCTCTTGAGTCATCTGAATATCACCAACCTTATACTTCTTAACACCTTCTGCGTCAACATTGCAGTCAACACGTTCAGTCACCTTTACAGGGGCATCAGGCATATCATAAGAAGGACGAAACATATCGTCTATTTTAGTTATCAGGGGATCACCATCACTTTTCATTTGTGTATGATATTCTTTCTCCAACTGACAAGCTGCACATGTGCAGCCTTTCATATGACCTTCGTCAAACCAATTAAAAATTCGACCAGAAAGCTCGGACAAAAATTGCCAAGCATTGTCAATATGAGAAAAAGCGTAAAGACCCTCTTTTACATATTTGGGAACACATCCTTTGATAAGGAATGCAACAATTGCAAGTGCTCCAAGACCAGAAAAGATCCATGAGAAAGGTTTATCTTCCTTGCCATCACGTCTACCTTGGGGGGTCATTATAATACGGTCGCTGGTGCCACAAAACGCAGCACCAAATACTTTAGTTAGGAACGTAAATCCCATACCAGCAACTCGAAGACCTGTGTTTATCTTATACCAGAGCAGATATGAATCTGCACGCGCAGCAATATGATTTCCACAGGAGTCCACTCTAGCAGCAGTAAAATTACTAAACTGATCAACGCGATGGTTCACAAAAGAACCTATTTTAATACGTGTTGAGTTAATCATATAAAGTATGAAACCTAGAGAGAACACACATGCACATGTAAACATTACAAGGCATATGATCATGGCAAAGACAAAAAGTGTCGCACTTAAAATTAGTGCAGTATAAGACCATGATATTTGCGATAAATCTGGAACATCAAAATAAGAAATTTGATGAGTGGGCAGTCCATAGGACGGCCCTGCACCCGACATACGGGTGTAAACAGGTGCTGCAAAGCAGCCCCGACCTAAAAATACTACGAGTAATATAATAGTTTGAATAATTGTTTGTAGATTTGTAGTTGTAGTCATTGTTTCCAAATAACGCTTGCTACCGTTGTTGCACGGAGAAAGCAGTATTAGCACACGCACCCCACCTATAGTTAAAGCTGTAGAATAAGCAATCATACTACAAGATACCTGGGTATACGGCTAACTACCGCCCTGATCAAGTCAGTTTACTCTATATCCACACGGAACCCATTAGGTTCTCATGTATCTTGAGCAACACCACCTTACGCTCATAAAGTGGCCGGCGGGGGCATACGATTTTATCTGTGACAGCCTAACTGGATGGGAAGTCCAGTGGATTGCAGATCGTATTTCCTAGTTTTGAGCAACGCTCAAGTGAAGAGTTCTTCTAACAGGTTGGAGATTGTCTATTTTCACAATTTCGAGGAAAGTTTCATTTCCCTACTTTAAACCACCTGTAGCCTCTTTCAAATGAAGGTCACAAAGCCAAAAACTGGACAAGTAATCCGTACGACGACGTTAGCTCCAGCAAAAACCCTATACTCTGTTATGATTTTTCACCTCCGTTTTTAGGGGAGTCCAACCCAACACAATAAAGTGCCAAGTTCATAACAAGCTAGCTGTTTTTGTAAACCAGAAACGCTGTATCTTAATGTTGCAAACATTCTGTTAAAAA